GTTTTTTGATCCTGTAAGTATCACAACACAACCAGGCTCATCAGCCTTGACTAAAACTTTGCAGGTGTTCGGGGTTGCTCACAGCATCACCCCTAATTCTTGGAAAACCCAATTCACAACCCTAGAACCAATCATCGATGGATTCATCATTGGATCGTCTTTATACGGTATTCTAGGCACTAGCGTTCTTTCGTACTAAGGAGATATAATGCCAACTTTTCCAGCAGCCACAGGTGATGTGCTTACAGCCAACATGTATAACGGCTTGACTTCTTTCACAGTTGGCACAGCTAACACAGCCGATTACACAGCAGTCCTAGCAGATCAGTACCAAGTGCTAGAGGTGATGAACAAGGCAACTGCTATCGCCTTTAAGATCCCTACTAACGCATCTGTGGCATTTCCTATCGGTACAGTAATTACAGTCCTCAACATCGGTGCAGGTGTCTGCACTATCTCAGCAGTCACATCAGGCACAACAACAGTCCTTAGCGCTGGAGCAACAGCAGCCGCACCAACCCTTGCACAATACAAATCAGCAGCCTGTATTAAAACTGGCACAGATACTTGGTATGTCGTAGGTGCTGTTGCATAATGCTAAATACTATTTCAGGGCTATTAGGTGGCGGCGCACCTGCTGGCGGTGACTATGAGTCTATTCAGACTGTAACAGTTGGCTCTGGTGGTGCATCAAGCATTTCCTTTACTTCTATACCTGCAACTTATAGCCATTTGCAATTACGAGCAATTAGTCGAGGAACTACATCGGCAGCAAATGTTGAAATGTTTTCAACTTTCAACTCGACCACAACAAACTACTGGCGAGGGCATCAAATCTTTGGTGACGGTTCTGCCGCAACAGCCAACGCCGAAAGCACAAGCACAAGCAACTATGTATTTTTTAGCCCTGCTGCCACAGCGCTTTCCAACACTTTCGCAACTGGTGTTTTAGATATCCTTGATTACTCAAACACAAACAAAAATAAGACTTTAAGGTCACTAACTGGTTTTGATGTTAATGGTTCAGGTGGATTTATTATTTTCCGTTCTGGTCTTTGGATGAACACAGCCGCTATTTCACAGATAGATTTGACCTTAGCATCAGGCAACTTTGTTCAATACTCATCCTTCGCTCTGTATGGGATAAAATAATGCCAAGTACATATACACCTATTGCTACTCAGACTTTGGGAAGTTCAGCGGCAACAGTAACTTTCTCATCTATTGCTGGAACTTACACAGACCTAGTATTAGTTATAGGCAACTTAAAAGTATCTACAAATACTGCAAGCCTTACACTACAACTAAATGGTGATACAGGCTCTAACTATTCCAATACTCAACTTATTGGTAATGGTTCTGCCGCATCTTCTCGTAGAGGAAGTTCTCTAACAAGCGCGCTTAATTACATTACTTATGCTGCAGCATCCAACACAAATGAAGGTGTTGTTATTCTTAATTTCCAAAATTACTCAAATGCAACAACTTACAAAACAACACTTATTAGAGCCAATAGTGCATCAAGTTCAGTAGAGGCAACTGTAAATCTATGGAGAAATACTGCTGCAATAACATCTATGACTATGGGGATGCAAGGTTCTGATACTTATTCAACAGGCTCAACCTTCACCCTCTACGGAATAAAGGCGGCATAATGCCAGATACATTTGTTAAAATTGCTACTGTAACTGTTGGTTCTGGTGGGGCTGCATCTATGGCTTTCTCATCTATTCCTTCAACTTACACTGATTTGGTTGTAAAAACTTCTATAAGAAGTGCTGCAAATGCGGCTGGTGTAGATAAATGGCGCGACATAAGTATCGGATTTAATGGCGCTGGCAGTAATGTTTCTATTACGAACAAAGTACTTTACGGATTAGGTAACGCTGTCGGTTCAACATCTGCAACTACTACATCAGGTGGAGCAATGCCTACGGCTGATGCAACTGTTTCGACATTTTCCAACACCGAGATTTATATTCCCAACTATGCAGGTTCAACAAATAAATCTTTTTCAATGGATTTTGTTACAGAAAATAATACAACGAGAGCAGTTGCAGCGTTGGTTGCTGGATTGTGGTCAAATACTGCTGCAATAACTTCAATCACTTTCTATCCCGACTCAGGCAACTTTGCTGAATACTCAACAGCAACCCTTTACGGCATTTCCAATTCATAAGGAGAATAAAATGGCAGATACAAAAATCATCGTGAACTGTGAAACAGGCGAGGTTCAAGAGCTCGAACTGACAGCAGAAGAAGTAGCGCAACGCGAAGCCGATGCAACAGCCTACGCTGCACAGAAGGCAGCAGAAGATGCAGAGGCACAGGCTAAGGCAGATGCTAAAGCTGCTATTGCTGATCGCTTAGGACTCTCAGCTGATGACTTGGCAACACTTCTAGGATAATGAAGCCATTACTGTGCAAGGCTGGTCAGCAACTTCGAGAACAAATCGATGATGCGTTTCCAGATAGAGATAGAAAGTCCGATGGTTGGATAGGCGATGCCGCACACTCCAATCGTAAGAGTGACCACAATCCCGATCCGTCTAACGGAATCGTCAGGGCTATTGATGTGGATAAGGACTTCAACTCACGCCCCAGCACAGGTGCTTATCTTGCCGACCAAATACGCTTATGCGCCAAGAAGGACAAACGGATTGCATATGTCATCTACGCCGGAAAGATTTCCTCAGCTAAATCGCTTTGGCGTTGGAGAACTTACTCTGGCGTTAATAGCCACCATGCACATATCCATATCAGCTTTACTAAAAAGGGCGATTCAAACGGTTCGTGGTTCGATATCCCGATGTTAGGAATAGGAAATGAAAATGAATAAAAACACAAAGAACGCAATCAAGTCCTATCTCAAGGCTGTTGCAGTTTCAGCAATTACTTTGGGACTTGCCCTAGTTGCAGACATCCGTCCTGAATACGCAGTACTTGCATCTGCTTTAGTTGCGCCAATTGTTAAGTACCTTGATCCAACAGATGAGCAAATCGGCTAATGAATCAACAGGACTTCTTTACGCTATACATAGCCACAATCTCAGTCATTGGTGGGCTTGCAGGTTATGTCATCACGCATTTATTGAGTGAAATTAAACGACTCAATTCGCGTGTCGATGAGATTTATAACATCCTTCTAGAGCGATAATTTTTGTCATGGCAAGAAAAGCAACTAAGAAGCTAACGGATGAAGGCTATTCTAAGTTAGATGCTTGGGCTATTGGCGTGCATGAAATGTATCGCGCCTTACGCAGAGCAGGCTTCCCAGTTGATCAGGCGCTTGCCATTATTGTGGAGAAGAATGCTTATCCTGAATGGATTCTCCCAAACCCAATTAACCCAAATATCCCAGAGCCAGACTGGTATGACGATGAGGATGAATGAAAAGAACTGTTGTAGTTCCAGACTTACAAGTTCCCTATCACGATCCAATAGCAGTAAAAAATGTTGCAGCGTATATTAAAGCTGTACGCCCCGATTCTGTCGTCACTCTCGGTGATGAAATCGACCTACCACAGATTTCCCGATGGACAGAAAACACTCCAGGATGGTACGAGCAGACACTAGCTACCGACAGAGATGAAGCAGTTGAGGTTCTCTGGTCATTAGTTGAACACGCTAAAGATGCTCACATGATCCGCAGCAATCACACAGACCGTCTTTACAATGTCATCATGAAGAAGATTCCGGCGTTCTTAGCATTGCCTGAACTCCGCTTTGAGAAGTTCCTAAAGCTCGATGAACTAGGCATTACCTACCATAAGAAGCCCTACGCGGTCGCTAGAGGCATCGTGGCAGTTCATGGGGACGAGGGAAGCGTAAAGCCTAAACCTGGTCTTACAGCCCTTGAAGCGGCTCGTAGGCATGGTATTAGCGTTATATGTGGGCACACACATAGGGCAGGACAATCGGCTTTCACAGAGGCTTCTGGGGGCAAAATAGGGCGTATCCTGAGAGGCTGGGAAGGTGGGCATCTTATGGATGTCCGACAGGCTCACTACACTAAGGGCACAATGAACTGGCAGCAGGCGTTCATAGTCATCGAGGAAGTCGGGACAAATGTGCAGGTCAGCATCATTAACCTAGAGAAGGACGGTACTTTCGTTGTGTCAGGTAAGAGATACGGGCGCGCTCGGTAACGATGTCCTACGGGATATTGATGACCAGATGGATGACTCAGAATTGTTACCGTTTCGTTATCAAAATCTACTGAATAAATCCCACTAGCTGTGTAACACTTTCCCTGTTCCCGAAATACGGGACAAGAAAGGGCTAAATGATAATTAACTCAATGACGATTCTAATCGTGGCAGGTGTTGGATTACTGTCTTACTTCTCATTTCGTTGGGGTCAAGAAGTTGGCTATGACGAAGGCTTGGTAGATGGTCGCACAGCTGTGCGAAAGTACTATGAGCAGGTGAGTAAGTGAAAGCAACTGAGGCGCTAATAGATGCAATCGACATCATGCAAGATCGTGGCAAGGTCTATGGTCATCCGCGAATTAATCAAGGTCGCATCGCTGCAAGGCTTACCTGTTTATTCGATATCCCAATCACAGACTCTCAGGCTGCACTTGCAATGGTCGAAGTCAAACTCGCAAGAATCGCAGAGTCACCTAATTACACAGATTCCTATGTCGATGCAATAGCGTACCTAGCCATAGCACTCGAACTAGCCACAGAACAGGATGAACTATATGTTTAATTTAGAAGATTACGAGACAGTAGAAGTAAGGCTGGAGAAGTTCATCAAGGACTTCCCAGATTTCCGAGTTGAAACGGAGTTAGTGAGTTTCCAAAATGACCGATACATTGTTAAAGCATGGCTTTATCGTACTTTCGCTGATAGCACGCCGTTCTCCAGCGGACTCGCTGAGGAGACGATTAGCAGTAGAGGCGTTAATGCAACTAGCGCATTGGAAAACTGCGAGACTAGCGCGATCGGCAGAGCACTTGCGAATGCTGGTTATGCAAGCAAGGGTAAGCGACCAAGCAAAGAGGAAATGGTTAAGGTCGCAAGAACAAAGCTCGCAGACAAACCGAAAGAATATATCCCTGTCGTAAATGAAGCTGATCCCTGGACTATTAAAACAGTCGCAGCACCTACGACATCAGCTGAAGCAGTCGCTGTTGTGAAGGACATTATAGGCGGCACAACTGACAAAGATGTTCCTCGTTGTCCTCATGGTGAAATGCATTGGGCTCATGGAATGACAAAGGCTAACAAGCCTTGGGGTCATTTCAAGTGCATGGCAGCAGCTACTGGTGAAATGAATCGATGCCCTAAGGGTGAAGATGTAATTTGGTATGAGATAAGTCCGGAAGGCAACTGGCGACCACAGAAGGCACGCTCATGATGACAAAGCATATTTACAGCTTCTTTGGCTATTCCGGTGTGGGTAATTGCAATGACTGTGATGAGGACACAATGCTTAATGATTACAAGCGTGATGACGGTTTATTCGTTGCACTATGTGAGAAGTGCGAAGATAGGTTGGAGTTATAAATGGGCGAAATGGTAATCTTTGATGATGGAAGAGCAACCATCATGGGCGGAGAGCTCACAGAACCGCAGGATATTGTTATCTATTGCGATCTTTGCAATGAGCCTGTGGCTATTACTCCAGAGGCTAATGACCAGGTATTTGTTACCTGTCTGAGATGTCATGCAGTTAGCCATATTGCACTTAAAACATCGAAAGAGACAGATGCCGAGCCAACACAGGAAACATAGAGGTTATGCGACCGAACGCCTAGTCGCCATGTACTTGCAGCAATGGTGGCACGCAGCTAGTGTCGGTCGTGGTCAAGGCGAGGACATTCTCAATGTTCCGTTCGACATCGAGATTAAGGCTCGTAACTCACTTGACATCAAAGGGACACTACGCCAGATCAAGGCACGCACGGACAAGTCAGGGAAGCTTGGCTTTGCGTGTTTCAGACTTAATGGTCAAGGGGAAGCATCAGTCGGTGAGTTCGTCTGTATGTTGTCATTAGTCGATCTAGTGCCATCCTTTACGCTTCCAATGATCTAATGCTTTGCATGTATTGGGTTGCATACCCTCTATTGTACGCACATAGCCATACCTATGTCCTATATATCGTAAGCCCCAATCAATCTGTTGTAATGGATTAGCAGTTCTTAACCACTCACTCTTACCTTGTGGTATTCCATAGACTCTCTTAGTACCATTTAAGTTACCTACTGCTTTCCACTTCCATGCTGATTCTTTTCCATAGAGAACAGCTAAACATTTGTAATTCTTAACTGTTAATTGTCCTTTAGCATATTGCTTTGATGTAATGCGTTTTGTTGAGTCGTTTGTCGCACTTGCAGCTGACAGGTACAGGAAGCATAGAGCTGCCCCTAACACGATTGCTACCGAGCGAGCTATGCCCTTAGGGGCTCGCTCTGAGCACCTGATGTGCTCTAGCTCTCTGAGTGTACTGGTCATGTCAAATCCATTTCTATAAGTGCTGGTCAGGACGGCGTTTCTTAATTCTCTAAATGTGCTCCTTCATCTGGACATGTAGCAAAGTAAAAGCATGGGCAATCTTCATCGTTGATTTTTGTCATTTGTATAGAAGCCCTTTCCCTTAAACACTAAGCCAGGTACTGAATAGATGCGATTAGCCTGTGCACCACAATCTGTGCATCGAACTAAGTCATGATCCATAGACAATTCAAGCTCCATTTGTGTATTACAAATAGGGCATCGATATTCATACATTGGCATTAGTCGCTTCTTTCTCACAGGTCTTGCACTCCATTTTCTCAATGATCCAACCACCACATTTATTGCATCTGATGGGATTTAACTCTAAAGGAATCTTGTCATAACCTGCTCTTAGCAGTAGCTCCACCAAAGCGTGTAACGGTAATAGTGCCGCATACTCAGACACTAATGTCCCTTGACCATTACAGCGAAGAACAACCACCCCAAGTTTCCCACTCTTAGTTGTCCTTGCCTTGCTTTGGCGAAGCCATGCTAGCGGTGCGAATTTGGCTACACCCTTAACTTCCACATCAAATGGAAGATTCACGATGTCACCAGACGGATCTGCACCTCTTCCAACCGTAGCGTATTGCCACCACTCCCTCAAGTAGTCAGCGACTAGCCTTTCGGTTGCTAAGCCTCTATTGCGCTTTGAGAAGTTTATGAAGCTTGATGAGTTAGGCATTACCTATCATAAAAAGCCCTACGCGATTGCTAGGGGCATTGTGGCAGTTCATGGTGATGAGCAGAGCGTAAAGCCTACACCTGGTCTTACAGCCCTTGAGGCGGCTCGTAGGCATGGTATTAGCGTTATATGTGGGCACACACACAGGGCAGGTCAATCAGCCTTCACAGAGGCCTCAGGAGGCCGTATAGGGCGTATCCTGCGTGGGTGGGAGGCTGGGCATCTTATGGATGTCAGGCAGGCTCATTACACTAAGGGCACGATGAACTGGCAGCAGGCGTTCATCATCATTGAGGAAATAGGCACAAATGTGCAGGTCAGCATTATTAACCTAGAGAAGGACGGTAC